TTGGTTGTCCGAGATACTCGCGGGGATATAAACAACGCGATAAAACATGAAGACATGCGTGATACTTTTTATAAACACATATCTTGTTATGTTTGCGCGTCGAAAGCTGAAGGAACACCAAATCCAGTGTTGGAATCTCTTGCGTGTGGGAAGCCAGTTATTACTACTCGGGTTGGAATTACAAATGAAGTTGTGGTTGAAGGAGATAATGGTTTTTTTATTGATTCTCCTACTCCAGAGCAAATTGCTGACAAAATCAATTTATTAAAACACATGGACATGAATAGACTTGGTAAAAATGCAAGATATTCTGTTCTGAATATATCTTGGGAGCATAAAGCGAGAATTTGGGAACATGCATTAAACAAAATATTACTTGGGGGTGCTGAACAATGATAAAAGTTTGTTGGATTTCTAATAGCAATAACCTTCCTGATCTTTCTGCTATGTTTGGATATAACACAGTAATAACGTATTTTATTTCAAAAGCTATGGAAAAATTAGGTGTTGATTTTTGTTTTGTACAGGATACAACCGATGGTATTGAAGCAATGGAATCTTGTGATTTTGCAATTATTGTATCGGCCTGTGCATATAATGTATTTTCGGAAAATCCAGCCGTGTTTGATCGTGTTTCTAACAAAACAAGATATGGCGTATGCAAACTTACCGATGGACCAAATCGTGGGTTATATATAACAGACAATAGTGGTAAGTATATTCCCCCGCTGTATTATGCTGGGTTTGGTTGTTCAGAAGAATTTTTATTTCCAGAACAAGAAAAACATAAACAGATAACAATTCTATTAAATCTTTGGAACAAATCGATACAAAACAAGGAGTTTACTGATGAAGATGCGTGTGCAATCAGAGCAGTAGAAGAGATAGCAAAAGACAACAAAAATATAGAAGTAATTGCGACAAATCACAGAACAGAAATAATCAAAAATGTTGTTGATATAGTAAATGAAAAACGATTTGACATTGCGAGAAGTAGTTATGTTCCTTGGTTAGATATAATTAAAATATATCGAAAAACTTCTATTTTGGTAGACACGACTGGAAGCGCAATCGGATTAAATGCAATTGAATCAGCAGCCTGTGGTTCTAAATTAGTTGTACCACCTTCGGCTATCGAAACTCAACGTAAAGGCAAAAGTTGGAATGATTTTTCCAACTGTGACTATGTAATGTGGGAAAATCCAGATGATATTTACTCGTTGTTGCAAAATGTAATTGATTCTGATATACCATACCGAGAAAATCATAAACAAGTTGTAGAAAATATGAACTGGGATATTTTCGCAGCAAGATTGTTTGCTGCTTTGCAACAATTATCAACCGGAGCTTAATATGATAATAAATTGGGTATCAAATTCAGAATACATTCCAGATTTTCGAGAAATCAAGTGTTATAATACAGTCTTAACTTATTTTGTCAAACGGACATTAGAAAAACGCAATATTGTTGTGAATCTTGTTTTGGATGATGAAAAGATGCTTAAAGACATGCCAAATTCAGATTTCACAATCCTGGTATCCGGTAAGGCCCACCACCTGCTTAAATATCACCCAGACTCATGGACGACACTAAATGCAAAATCAAAATTTGGTGTATTCAAACTAAGTGATGGTCCTAGTCGTGGTTTGTGGAAAATAAACAAAGAAGGAACATTGCTACAGCCTGGATGTTACACAGGCTTTGGTTGTTCTCCATCTTGGTTATACCCAGAACAAGCAGATATAGATAAAAAAATTGTTTTTCTAAATCTGTGGAATCATAACTTAAACTTCGACAAGGCTTCTGAAGAAGATAGATGTGCTGTTGAAGCTATTGAATTAATACACAAAAACTTTCCTGTCATTGTAAAATCCATAAACCATTCTTTTGATTTTACAAAAAGTTTAATTGATCTTGAACAAACAAAAGATGAGAAGGAAAAAGATCTTAGAAATTCATACATCCCTTGGGTCGAGATTATTCCGCATTATCGTCAAACACATGTGCTTTTGGATACAACAGGACATGGTGTTGGATTAAATGCCATTGAATCTGCTGCATGTGGCTCTAAATTAATTCTGCATCCAAAAGCTGTAGATGCACAACTAAGATCTAAAGGTGGTGCAGATTTACTAGCATGTGATTTTACAACCTGGAATAATCCTAATGAAATTTATGATATTTTATGCCATGTATTAGAAAGCGATGTGGATTACTCAAAAAATAGTCTCAATGTACACAAGCAAATAAGTTGGGATAAATTTGCTTCTCGCTTACTGCGTGGCTTAGAATACTACAAACAAACAACGGAGGGTAAGTGATATCCATGAAATTTAAAGATTATATTACATTCGGTGATGATCCATTTTCTAATGACATATGGAAAGATTTAAAAATTCGTCTTGATGCAGCAGAAGAACTTATTTCCCCAAACTGTCCCTCGAATTTACTGAATACAAAATATGCAGAATGGAGAAAACAGCTTGAGGTAATTAGCAAACGTCCGCCGATCCCTACCCCAGAATTAATAAAGGGGATTGAACACTATAAGGCATTGTCACTTTCTGTTGTTAATAATTATCAACCAGATTTGTGGAAAGAAGATCCAAGAAACTTTGATCCAAAGAAGGGGCATGGAGAAATAACTTGCGCAATTATTACAGATGGTAAGATTGTTATTAATGATGGAAATCATCGTTTGTGCGCTTTGAAAGCAGCGAACAAAACTATTCCGCCTATCAAAGTTTATGCGCGAGCAGAACAATGGAAAAAACCAATCGAAGCGCAGGGAGAAACATTACACCAACGGTATTTTCACCCAGATTGTGATGGAATGCCAGCAATTAGAAAAAATGAAGCCAGATTTAATGCAGTATCCGAAGAATTAAAGAAAGTAAATATTCAATCGGTTGTAGAAATTGGTGCTTGTTTGGGCTTTGGTTCTTATTTGATGACAGAACAAGGTTTAAATGTTTCAGCAATTGAAGCCGACACGGACAAGTTTAGATTGCTTCAATGTTTGGAAAGACGAGTAGATAATCTTACATGTATTGGCGGTATGTTTGATAAAGTGAAACTACATCCAGAAAAAAATGCAGCAGTGGTTGGTATGAGCGTGTGGCACCATCTGGCTACTAGTAAAGATATGCTAGAAGAATTAATAACGAAGGTATCACAATATGATTGCCAAGTGATAGAACTGCCAACAAATAAAGAAGTTCGGTGGCATGATGCGTTTATTTCATCTGCTGGAACTACACGAGAAGGTGCAGCAGAATATTTGTTAGCTCAGTTTGCCAAACTTGGTGGGTATCATAACCAAAAAATAATCTTCACAGACAAACAGTATGTAAATCGTGAAACATGGCTGCTAACACGATGATAAAAAACGACATTATCTTAGTAACTGGTGGTACTGGATTCATTGGTAGCCATCTAGTTGATAGATTGGTTTCTCTTGGATACAATGTTAGAATTTTTGATAATCTATCTACTAGCTCGATTGACAGTGCGAACAAATCTTCTGAAATCTGTATTGGAGACCTACGGAATAGGGAAGATATCCAGAATGCAATGCGCGGAGTAAAGACGATATTCCACTGTGCTGCATTGAAGTCGGCAACTGAGAGCAATCGTCTTTATGACACATACTATGATGTGAATGTTAATGGTACTAAGATGCTTCTGGAAGAAGCCGTTAAGTATGGAGTAGATAGCGTTATCTTCTCTAGTTCGGCTGCTGTATACGGAGATACAGGAGTTTTGAAACAGTCAGAAAATCAAACTGTTTTAGCTCCAAGCAGTTTCTATGGAGCAAGTAAAGTGATGGGCGAGCAGTTAATGTCTTTTTTCTCCCAACATTGTAATATAAAGACAATCAGTCTTCGATATTATAATGTGTATGGGCCAAGACAAGAATATAAAGATAAATTTTCCCCAATGATTTCTATCTTTGCACACCACCTTTGTAATGATTTGCCAATTGTGTTTTATGGTGATGGAAAACAAACAAGAAATTTCATTTATATTGATGATGTAGTTGAAGCAAATATACTTGCCATGGAAACAAAGAACACTGGTGAGATTTATAATATTGCATCAAAGGAATCAATCCCAATTATAGATGTGTTTTATACAATTTCCGAATACCTTGGAATGGATAGAATTCAACCAATGGAGGTTCGTTACGATGAAGCCAGACCAGGAGAAATAAAGTTCTCCGAAGCCGATACAACACGAGCCACGAATCTTCTTGGGTTTAATGCAAAGATAGATTCAACGATTGGTATAAAGAAATATATTGATTCCTGTCTTGATGGTTTATGTTAAAAACAACTTATAGGCTATTTTAAATTCTTTCCATTCATTACACTGGATTCTTTTTGTTAATCCTAGCTTGTCAACCTCCACACCCCCTGTGGTGGTAAACCACGCTTCCCATAATGGAAATGCAGAGGTTGTAACTCTTACCCGTGACTTTCTTAACCCACCAGGACTCGTCTTATCAAAAATTTTTGAGCCAACGGGGACTGTATTTATTATGTCTTTTGTTTTCCCCAGATATACAATACCATCCTTGATCAGTGATTCTTTTGTCATGCATTATCTTCTTCTAATTCCATTAGCTCATCAATCATTACAGAGCCAATGGAGAAAATTGGTTTGGTTTCGTCGTGAACATCCAGATGGATTTCATTGCCAAATGTTACAGCCAAAATTGCTTCTAATATTTTCCTTCCATTCTCTGATAAATAAATATCAAATCGTTGGTCCGGTGTTTCCAAGATATTTCTTGTCAGATTGTCGCTAGTTTCCTCTGTTCTGCCCGCTTCTGCTTCTTGGTGTTCAAGTGGATATAAAAGATTAAGTTCTGGAAATACCTTGAACAAATCAATTACTTTTCCTGGTTTAAACATGTTATATATTCCGCCAGGAATAATTTTTTCAAATTGGTCTGCTGGAGCAATTACTGCATCCTCGCCTTCAAGATGTAGTAGTGCATCTTGTCCATCTTTAGATATTACCACAGTTTTTATTCTTTTTGGTTCCATTAATTATTACCTCCTTCTAGCCATTTTTTAATTTACTATAGGACTATAACATACCCGGCCTTGACTTGCAAGCAAAAAAGAGAGATTATGGGCGAAAATCTGAAGAAAAATGGAGATATTTTTTAAAATGAAGAAAGAAGCAGAGAAAAAAGACAAAACTTTTAAATCAACAACCACGCAACAGCGAGCGTTGGCAAAACAACTTATTAGAACATGTCTATCAGAAGACAGACTACCAGATGAAATCCATGCAATAATAAAGAACGCTACCGAGATTGATCTTGGTCCTGTTGAATTTACTAATATACTAAGAGAAGTCGAAAACGAACAAAAAACAAATATCGGGGCAAAGGATTCTCTTGGGCATTACTCACAATATACTTTAAATCAAATGTCGATTGCTAGAGATCTTCGTGTTATCGTTGATAAAATCTTAAAGAATACTGATGATAATCCTAGTAATTTTCGTTCGGCGGTTAGTGCATTAAGTGCTTTAAGTACAATTTATGAAAAGATATTCTCTAAAGCACAGGAACTTGGCATTGTAATGAAAGTTGAAGCTGCTGGTAGTCCGATTGATGGTAAAGATCTTCGTTCTTTAACAAACGAACAGCTTGCCAAATTGTTAGCCAAAGAAGAAGGCACTTCAGAAGAGTTAGTGAAGGAAGTTAAAAAGATTGTAGGTGGAAAATTTGATAGTAGTGATGCGATGTGTAAACTACATGCAATCCGACCATCACCACCAACGAGAACCAAAAAAGATATTGACGACTTTGATGAGGATTAATTTAGAATGGTAACAAAAATTTCTGGGGCAGCAATGGTTAAGTCCAATAAAAAAAATACAGCGATTCGAGAAATTCGAGATCGTAGAGAAAAAAACAACGAATTAATTCGTAGACTGATTGTAAACGAAGGAAGATTTGATTTATTTGCTACTGAGTGTTGTGGTTATTATTTGTATGGTCCGCACGTTGCGATGATTGACCACAACAGAACATTCAAAGAAAACAATATGCTACTTGCTTTTCGTGGGATTGGGAAGACAACAATTGCAACGGTAAACGATGTAACTGCTGAAATATGTTTAGATCCAAATATCCGTATTTTACTTACTTCCTCTATTGATAGAAACTCAAAAGCGTTCCTTAAATGGGTTAAATACAATTTAGCACAACCTCGTGTTACTGAACTATTTGGCAAACGATATAATTCAAACAAATGGTCTGAAACTGAAATTGAAGTAGTTGGTAAAACAAGTGGATCAATGGAACCAACTGTACGCGCACTTGGACTTGGTTCTTCGCTTGCCTCCCAGCATTATGATCTAATTTATGCCGATGACTTAGTAACCAAAGACAATTCGCGAACTGAGAACAATCGAACACTAATCAAGAATTTCTTCTATGATGTATTAGATCCTTGTCCAGAACCAACCTACTACAGACCTGGAAGATATACTGGAATTAGAATTCGAGGAACGAGATATCATCCAACGGATTTATACGATCATATTATGAAAAACGATAAACGATTTGATAATAAGATTTTGATTATTCCTTCACTAAATGAGCAAATGAAATCAAATTGCCCAGAAAAGTTCTCGACTGAATGGCTACTGGAAAAGAAAGACAATGGTGGAATTCATTTCTATTCCCAATATCAATTAGACGTTTCCCCAATGAGTGGCGATGTTTTTGATTATGATACATTCCAATATACGAATAAGATACCGGATTTAAAAGACTTAACCGTTTGGATGGGAGTTGATCTTGCAATCCAAAAGGGTGACAGAAACGATAAAACAGCAATAGTTGTTGTTGGTATGGATGAATCTAATAATTTTTATTTGCTAGACTACTTTGCAAAGCGATTAGATACAACCGAAACTACGCAGAAAATAAAAGAATTTGCTTTGGCATACAATCCAATCCAAGTATTAATTGAAGCTAATCAGTATCAATTGTCAAAGATCCAAGAATTGAAGCACAGACCAGATACTTCGTTTATCAATGTTATTCCATTTCTTTCTCGTGTTGATAAGGTAACGAGAGCTATTCAAATTACTGATATTTTCGACACACACAGATTTTGGTTCAATGCAGATAGGAACACAGATGAGATGGCTGACCAACTATGTATGTTCCCAGATGGAAGATTTGATGACTTGGTAGATGCTCTTGTTCTCGCAGTTTTGGCTGCCAGAGGAAATACAAGAGTTAAGAAAAATGATAATTTTGGTCTACTTGGAAGTACAAAAGGTATAAGAACATCAAAGCGATATAAACCAACTACCAGCAAAACAATGAGAAGAAGATCAGGGAAAGACAAGGAGAAAAAGTAAAATGGCAAAAAAGAAGAAAGACGAAAAGATAACTTCAACAGATGGATCAATTTCTGCTATACAAGTAAATGAAGGAGAAACAAAATCTGGTAAAGTTAAGGCTTTCTTATTGAAAGCAGAAAATAGACTGAGACCAAAACAAACAGCAAAAGAACCGGCTGCTGATCCATTCAAGGAATATTATGATTCGTTCTCTTTGATTGAACCGATCTATGATCCTAATGTTTTAGTTACATTCCCAGAATACTGTACTATTCTGAATCCACTCATTGAAACAATGGTAACGAATATAGTTGGGTTTGGACATATTCTTAAAGAAAGAAAAACAGTAATTGATGGCTTGGATAAAAGCCATCCACTTAGGCGTGAATTTAAACAATACAAGTCGGATATCCATAGTGAAAAGTTAGATCTCGAATTCTTTTTTGCAAACGCAGGAACAAATGAATCCTTTACGAATCTACGAAAGAAAAGGCGAAGAGATTTAGAAACAATGGGATTTGCCGCTTGGGAAGTTGTTCCTGGTAATGGACAAGAAATTGGAAAGGAAACACCGGACATTGCTTACTTTGTGCATATTCCAGCACAAGAAATTAGGATGTCAGGAGAAGATCAAGAGTTCACACTATATAATACTAAACGATATATGCCAAATAAAAAGACTGGTGTTCCAGAAATAATAACCTTATCACAACATAAAAGATTTCGTAAATTTTGTCAGGTTCGTTCTAATAGTAATATCATGACGTGGTTCAAGGAATTTGATGATCCAAGAGTGCTCGATAGAAATACTGGCGACTTTATTACAGAAGAAAAAATGGATGAGTGGGAAGAAAATGGTGGACAGCCTGCCCATGAACTGCTTTTCTTTAAGCGGGATGTACCTGCTTTCCCACATTATGGTGCTCCAAGATGGTCAGCAGAGATTCTTCAAGCGGATGGGATTCGCGGCGCTGATGAAATTAATTATCAAACTATGTTAAAAAACAATGTACCATCTATGATGCTACTGGTTTCTGGCGGAGATATCTCACCAGGATCAATCGATAGAATCAAAGAATATATTGATACGCAGGTTTCCGGGGACAACAACTATAGCAAATTCTTAATTCTTAATGCTGAAGCTAGTTTTGATAGAAGTGCGACACTTAGTTCTCCCGATGTTAAAATAAGTGTAGAGCGAATGGATAACATTCAGATGAAAGATGAATTATTCCAAAACTTTATTAAAAACTCCCTAGAAAGAATTCGTGAAGCATTTCGTATTTCTCCAATCTATCTTGGGCGTGTTTCCGACTTCAATCGTGCAACAGCAATTGAAGCACGTAGAGTCACAGATGAACAAGTATTTGCCCCGGAACGTGACGACGAAGATTATTTTGTAAATAACTTTATACTGCCAAGGAAGGGCATATTATGGCATATGTTCCGTTCTAACACTCCAAATATTACAGATGCCCAGACTTTAACAGAACTACTAAAGAATGCAGTACAGACTGGCGCTGTGACTCCTGCAATAGCAACTGAGATCATGGAACTCATTCTTGGAATGGAGCTAAGCGAATATCCGAATAAGATAGACCCAGATATTCCGTTCCCCATCCAGTTTGCCAAAGCACAAAAATATTTGGAACAGCAGGGTACTGATGAAGAAGAAAAACCAAAGAAAAAGGTAGATGTAGACGATGAGGATATTGATGACGATGAGAAAAAAGACAAAGAAAAATAAGCGGACTTGACATTATATGCAGTATCCGTGTAAGTGTTGGTTAATGATTAAGTTTAAGGAGAAAGATATCTTATGGCCGAAAAAAGATTCAACGCACATTTAAAGTTGCTGGAAAAACACATTCCAGTAAATAAAGAATGGCTAACTCGGGTAATCAAAAAAGAATACCTAGAACTATTGGTTGAGAAGAAAGAAGCGCAGAGCAAAGAACTTGCCAAGATAGAAAAAGACAACAGCGAAGAAGCAATTACACTACCAGCAAAGTTCCTTAAAACACAAGAGGGGGAAAAAAGACAGTTATTTTACTGTGTTGTACTTGACCCATACGATGTAGATTTGGATAATGACTTACCTTCTCCGCTGGAAGTTGAAAAAGCCGCTCATTCTTATTTAGCTAAAAGTTCTGTTATTAAATTGTTTCACAAGGATACTGTCGATGCAACTGTGATTGAAAATTGGGTAATGCCATATCCATCCTTAGATGATTACAAAGCTGCTGTAACTGGTGATCCACATCGAATCTTTAAATTCCGATATGGAAATAGCTTTGTTACTTCTGGATCTTGGGTCGTTGGAATGAAAATTGAAGATAAAAACATATGGAAGGCAGCAGATGAAGGTATCTTAAAGGCTGTTTCTCTTGGTGGCTCTGGTACAAGAGAAGAAATCAAATATGGAAAAGCAAAACCGAAAGTAACAGAAAAAATTATAATTGACTATTATGGAGAAAAAATAAATGAATAAGAAAGATACAAGTGTAGTAAACCGGCTGAGCATTACAGATGCAGCAGAGATTTCGCTTACTACTGCCGGGAAAAATAAAAAAACAGTGTTACTAACAAAATCAAAAAACGGAGGTTCTATAATGAACAAGAAGATTGAAGAAGTTCTAAAAACTGAATCTAAAGATGTTGCAGATCTATTTGAAGGTTTGACAGAAGATGATTCAGCGGTTGCAGCAACAGCAGTTGCTTTGTTAAAGAGTTTGGATAAGAAACCAGAAAATCTTGGCAAGATTCTAAAAGAAGTTGCCGGGATTGAGGATATCCAAAAAGCTGAACAGGTAGTCGTTGAGCCGGAAGTAGAAGTCGATCCCGCTAATAAGGAAATGCAGGGAAAGCTAGAGGAACTAAAAAAGCAGTTTACCGATCAAATGGCTGAAATTAAGGCCGAACGTGATTCGTACAAAGAAGAAGCTATTAACAAGGCCCTACAAGCCGAAGCTGCTAAGTTTAAAAACTTTGACGACCAAGAAGCATTGGTCCATGTGTTGCATAAATTTGTTGATGATGAGTCGGCTGATAAAGTCATGGCAATGCTAAGCAACATCGATGAAAAACTAGGTGCGGCTTCCACTGTTGTTGCCGAAATGAATACTTTGAAGAAAATGGCGCGTGATAAAATTGCTAAGTCATTGCCAACAAAGCCTGCTACTGCGGCAGAATCTATCAAAAAGACTGATGACGATGCTCCTGTAGTAGATGCTGAGTTGTTTGACTCAGTCATTTTTCAATAAAAAATAGTAATAACTAAGAAATATTTGGAGGAAATACAATGGCAAGACGATTAACCAATGAAGAACTATTGCGAAAGAGTACAATTACCACTGATGTTCTAGCAGCTAGTGGTAAGCTCGAACCAAAACAGGCTGACAAATTCCTAGATTACGTTTTCGATCAAACTATGCTGAAGCAAATTGGTGCAAGGCAGGTTCGATTCCGTAACGAAGAGTTGATTCTCGACAAGATTGCTGTTGGCGGGCGTGTTGCATTAGCAGCCGTAGAAGCAACCGATCCTGGGGTTCGCCAGTCGGTAAGCACATCGAAAGTAACATTGAAACCGGCTGAAGTTATCATTCCGTTTGAGACTTCGGATACCTTCTCGGAGATCAACCTTGAAGGCGGAAGTGTCAGTAATCACATCGTTAAAATGATGAGCGATCAGTCTGCAAATGATATTGAAATATTGTGGTTAAACGGCAATACCACGGGTTATGCTGCTCACCCTGCGGACATCGGCTCCGGAACCAGCACGACCAAGTATGTTAGGGATGGTTTGCTTGCATTGAAGAATGGTCTAATTGCTCAGGCAATCGCAGACGGTAACGTACTTGATGCTGAATCTGCTGATATTTCTAGCTCACTTTTCTCAGAAATGATTAATACCCTTCCTGTGAAGTTCCGTAAAAACATGGGTAATTATAAGTTTCTAACATCGCCGTGGCACGAACAAACCTATCGTGAAGTGCGTAGTAGCCGAATTGGTGAAAGTGGTGAACGAGCATTAAACTCTTTAGCTCCAATGCAACCATTCGGTGTTGGATTGATAGCAATGAACTTGTGGCCACAAAATCCGCAAGAAGTTGAACACATTGTCCTAACTGGTACTGCAACAACTGCTCTATCTTATGGCAATGTTTCTGATGTTGTCGTGACCACGTCAACGCTTGCTGTTTCTGAGGAAGATGCTTATTCCAGTTCGACAGACTATATCCTGGATAATACCACCACACCAGCAACGATTGCTCGTAGAGGCGGAAGCACAATTGGTGATCCAGCAACCGTGAAGGTTACTTATAACACACTTGGTAATATCCTTCTGACTCGTGCCGATAACATCATCATCGCCATTGGGCGGGATGTGCGTATTGAGCGAGATCGTAATATCTACAAGCGAGTAGATGAGTATTGTATCACAACTAAGGTTGATGTTACTTTCGAGGAACCAACCGCAGTAGTAATTGCTACTAATGTAGGAAATGAAGCTGCTTAACAAAGAACAGTAATATGGTTGGGGGCGGGAAACCGCCCCCAATCTATTTTGTTTGACATCTCGCGTAACGTGGAGGCAAATAAACAATGGGTAAAAAGCTAAAAGATTCTGAAAACAAGTGGGTCGCAACATTAATGAAACCAAATAAGTTTCGTTCATATTTTCTTCGTAAGGAATTTGTTCGGGGCCGAGCAAAATATGTTTCGGATCATGAAAAAAAGCATCTCTCTGGTGGTGGAGGCAAGTTTGAATTTGTTCTTGTTCCACCTAAAGTTCCAGTAGAAGTAGTTATTAATGATAATAGTAACGAAAGCTAGGAAAACAAATAGCCCAACATGAACATGATTTATGTCAACCGTAAAGATGGGATAACCGACAAGTTTCAATTAGAATCCCAAAATGTGTTGATAGACTTAAACAACAAGTTAAAAGATAAAGATTATTCAAGATTAATAAGCGGAATTCAAATAAAAGAACACAGCGAATTACACGTTGTTCAAACCCCAAAATTGTTGGGAGACTTTTCTTTTCACGCCGAAGTTATCTTAGACGAAAAGAAAACGCTGCTTGCAGAGCAAATCAATGTGTATTTCGCAGGATATAGATTGGCAACTAGGGTGTACAAATCAAAAACACCAAAGATGTGTGTAACAACGCTTACGAAAATAGGAAAGTGTGTTTTTAAACCAGCGTAAGTCGTTGGTAACAAACAAATAACGAAAAGGAAATATCACTAATGGCAACCCTAAAACATCCTGGCCGAGTTCAACGAGAAAGACAGCAGTGGCTATCTACAGACGGAGATCCTTTATTCTTTCCTTATATGAAGAAAGTTGTTGAAGCATCGTCGCTTGTAGATGGAGACATTGTTTCAACTGATTTGGTTGCCAGCAAGTGTTTGGTTACTAATATTTCCGCTGTGCTTACAAGTGGAACTGGAACTGAGTTTTCTTTTACTACGCATGATGGGGAAGTGACTGGTGCAATGACTGTTGCTGAAAAATATGCAACCTATCTCTGCGAAGTGATGCAAAGTGCTCCTGGTAGTGGCTTGGCTAGAAAAGTTGAAAGAATGAATTCATATTTTGAAAGTACATCCCAGAATGCTACAATGTACATGGTATGGGAAACAAGCGATACACTGATTGGCACAGATTACCTAGTGATAATTGAATATATGGTAATCGGATAGTTAGCGGGGATGAGCTATGTCAAGTTATATTACTCTAGCTGAACTAAGAGATACGTATGATGTTCCAATTTCTATGGTTACTGATGCCCAAGCAAATTTTTTAATTCCTTTTTGTTCAAACAAAATGGATTCATTAACCGGTCAATGGTTTGAATCAAAAGCATTAACACTTAAACTTGACGGAACAGATAATGGTACTTTGTTTTTACCTGTCTTTGCTATTTCGGTGACTTCAGTATATTTAAATTCCTCAAGTAGTGCGTTAGCAGCAACGGTATATACTGTATATAATCGTTTCTTTCCAGATGATAGAAAGAACCCAAAGATTCGAGTAACAGAATCAACGAATCCAAGTATCTTTGAGCGAAGATTGTCAGACTATACAATATTTGAAAAGGGAACATTAAATCAAACAATTGTTGGTTCGTTTGGGTATGTAGAATCTGATGGTTCAACGCCAGAAGATATCAAACGAGCAGTAGCAGTGCTTGTTGTAGAATATGCGCTAAATCCACCAGATGATGCTAGTTCCTTTGGAGAAGCCTTTGCTGTGACGAGAGAAGTCACTGATGGGCATAGTTTAACATATGCATTTAAAGATACCTTGAAACTCCCATTTCTTGGAACTGGAATTCCAGAAGTTGATAGGATTATTGCGCAATATAAAGCACCTTTAGCAATGGCTATTGTGTCGTAACAATGCCAAGAGTAAAGCTAATCCATCCGATTCTTATGACAATCAAACCAGTTTCACATGCTGAAACTGTGTATGATGATTATACAAAAGAGCCGATCCAGATGGTTACTCGCTCATCCAATATTACAATACATGGACAGTTTAGATGGTATGTAGATCAGCGATTGCAGGAAGATTCAGCTAGTGGTATTTCTTTTAATGCTTCTGGGCATATAATTCTTTTGAAAAAAGAAGCAGCAAAACAGTCATATATTCCACAAGTTGGTGATTTAATCTCAGAGATTGCTGAGGAAGGCAATACAGTTAGAACAGTCTATTTGTATATTGCTGGTATTGATCCATTTGCTCATTATAAATATGCAAGAGCACATAAGTTATTCTTTGAAGACAGACAGCCAGTGAGTAGGTAACATGTCTAGCAACAGCATGAAAGTAAAAGCAAGATATGGAACGCCTAATTTGAATATGACGTTGACCAATACAGGTAATTGGTTACTTTGGGCAAACATGACTGATCCAACGAGGTTTGGTAAACGGCTTCGTCGTGCTTCAAAGAAGCAAGTGAATAAAGCAGCAAAGTATTTGAAAAAAGAAATAAAAAGATCGATGAAGAATTCAGCTAGATTTGAGCCTAGTAGTAATCTTACTAAACTATTAAAACGATCTGGTAGGCTTGGAATTGTAAACAGACCATTACGAATGACTGGTGATTTAGTAAACAAGAAACTAAAAACAAAATTAATGAAGACAAGCAAGACAGAATATGGAGCATTTATTGGCTTTTTGAGTGGTGAGAGAGCAGGAAGAAACAACCAACTTTCTTCAGCACGTTTAGCTAGGATTCTACATGATGGCAGAGCAATCCCAGTTACAGACAAAATGCGTAGATTTTTCATGGCCTTATCTATAAGTACAAGAACAAGAACTGGAACAATGTTGATTCATCCACTGCGATCAGACAAGAATTATATAAGAATTAAAGCACGTCCATACTTAGATAGTGTTATGCGTAGTAGATCTGTTCAAAGAAATGTACAACAAATACTTTCCGAAATTGTAAAAGATTCATTCAATCCAACTAAATCTGGAACAAACTAATGCAGTGCCACTTCATCAAAGACTTCGACTTCTGCTTTGGTCCTTCTAACTATTTTGAATATTCAGATTCTACAAAACTATTATCTCTTTCATATGAAGGTTTGCTTGCTTTAAAAAATATGACTAGAACAAATATTGGAATGACATCAACAACGGTATACTACCAATCTCCATCTTTTGGTGGAGTTGCTTTGATCTATGATGATGATGAAAAATCATATCCAACAGATACGGATATCTATATAACTTATGATTTGTGCCAAATTAAAGCACTAACAAATATTGTTGGTTTTGAAGTAAATTGTGCAGCAACAACAAATACTTCTGTATTTTTTAAAATGTCTACAGAAGGCAAAGACCTATATTGGAATGGAACAACCTGGGAAGATGCGGCTGCTACTGATTGGAATACAGAAGCAGAAATTCAAACTGGATTGTCCTCGATTCATAGCTATCTAGTTAGTAAAAAGTTCGGAATAAAAGTAAGACTGTATACATCCGATGGTAAATACACCCCAATTATCAAATATATAAGATTTTTAACTGAAGTTGATTACGAACAAGAAGATGATATTTTATATCGCTCTTTAATTCCTTATCTACTTACTGTTCGACCAACAGGAAGAATTGTAATTTCGCTAGAAAAAGAAACAGACAATTTCAATATCTTGACTGACTACCAGCCGGACGAATATCCGCTGGACATCAAAGATGTGAAACATGTTTATTTGAATTCTGATGAACTACATGAAAATGATTTGCTTTCTTCTTATGATTCTGCAACTGGATTGGTTACACTAACTGCATTACAACCAATTAGTACAAACCTTTATGTTCGATATGAATATCAGCCAGAAGTACTTGCACCAAATACTAGCCCAGATTGGTATGAAGTTCCTGCTTTGCCAAGTATTGTGATGGAAAGTGTGACAGATGAAAAAATCTATACAACACCAGCAGATTCTATTATCAATTATACTACTGGTTGGGGATATGAATTTTATAATTCAACCTCTTCGCAGTACACAATCAGTACAATGCTTTGGGCAAGAAATAATTCTGAAATGTCTAGTTTGAAGGATGCAGTTAAATCCTTTGTAAAAATAAATAGGTATATAACATCTAGTGGACTTGACGAAAAAATCCCAATAAGGTATCAGGGAGGTATGACTAGTTCTGGTGATAGTAATAAAAAAGGTTTAGCTAGTACATCTTTGGTATTAATAATCAGTTTCATCAATGATATTTATGAAACTGCTACCGAAAGTAAAAAAGTAAATAAATTTGTAGTAACGACAAAATTGGAGGAATGATAAATGGCACAAAAAAGATTTGGTCCAGTCGGCGGAACCGGCACTGCAATCATTGAAACAGATTCGCAAAAGATGTTGCAGAGCGGATCACTTGGTACAACTGTTATGGCTGGTATGGTCGAAAAAGGCGAAGCTGGTGATTTAATTCGTGTAACTGAGTCCGATGCAACTAAAAAAATTGGTGGATATATCGATGATTATGGTTATTTACCACATAACGTAAAGGATTTCATTAATTATTCGCAGGGATATGGCAGTCTCTATGTTATCCCAGTAACTGATGGTGAAGAAGTAGAAGGCGTTGCTTATCTGTATGGACGCATTTCGCCAACCTGGACTGCATGGGATGAATACCTAAATAACAGACCGTTGGATACGTCAAGTGGTATACCACATGCAATTGCTCCACTCTGTAAACCATTGGCACGGATGGTTGCAAAAAATGGTGGACGTTGGTATGGCAAACAAAGAACCTATGGTTTTGCTGCTGAGATCGGTAATTTTACAGCAACCACGTTTGCAACTGGCAATGTAATGAAGAAAGATTTGTTCAAGGATGCTGTTCTGCAACTTTCGTCTGTTTCTTCAAAATCATACACGATTATAAGCAATACCGCTGCTGGTGTTTTAACCATTGGAGCTACATATAACTTCTTAACTGACATTGCTGCTGCCGGTGGATGGACATCCGATGATGTACTAATAACGCTGACAAATACAGCAGTAAGTGATGGTAGTAAAAAAGGCTTGTATTATATCGTCAAACCTGGGGCAATCAATCCAGATTCAACTTGGGGTCTAGATGTATATGTCGATGGCAACTTACGATATGCATACTCAACCCTGTCGGCAGACCCAACTTCAAAATACTACTTTGTAGATCTAATTAACGAAGATAGTGGAAATGTTGATTTTGAAGTTGAAGATGTATGGGAAGGTGCTGTCGATTCTTCTGCTGTTGGAAGCGGATACAATGCAACGGTTGCAAGTTATTATGATACAAATAGTTTGGTGCTTACTAACTTTGCTCAATTAAATGAACACACTGGGGCAGGAACAGCAGAAAATGTTACAATTGATAATGTACTTGCCGACATGTATTCGTACAAATCGGGAGTATTAAAACTAACCTGTACATCGGCATATGTTCCTGGGTCCGAAGTATTCAGTGGTATTTTCTATCCGTACACAGTATGGGAAGAACTGCAAAATGGTACTACACATGCAAATGCAATCATTAGCGATCTTTCATTCGTTACTGATGTAGAATATGATAATCCATTTACTTTATTTCCCAAGCTAACAATCCAACCAATTACTGGCGGTGCGTGGGCAGAAGGTGACACAATTACGCTATACTTTCCAGGATCAGAAGCAAATAGTGCAACTGGATATTACATGTATCCAGATCCTGTTGGTGCCCCAAATACAAAATACAAAGTAGTCACAAATGGTACTGCGATTGTTGACCTAAAATCATCTATCGATGTTGGTGATATTTATGACAATGAATTCTTTGCTGCTACGGCTGCTGCTGCAATTGGGAACAGTGCAGATTCAGCAAATGTAACATTTTATAATATCGAATTTGGCTTCAACTTAGAACCACGTAATATTTACGTAAAATGTACAACTGGTGGAGATAAAACAGCGTGGAAAGTTAAAGTTTATAATGCTGCCGATGATACTGAATTGCCAGTATATAGTGTTGCTGATACAAGTGTATTAGTTAGTCAACCATTCACCCCGACACAAAATTTACCATACATTGCTAAATTTACAGGTGGTGATCTTGTTACATTGAAGTTTGGGGGTTATGATACACCACTGGCATTTACTGCTACCATTGCAGATCAATGGAATAGTTCTACTCCGATGTATCCACGCATTTCGCTTGGTAGCCCAATCTGGGGCAATCAAGGAGTTGATGGTTTCTCAAACGTAACCGCACAAGATTATATCGATCAAGCGTTGGATCTTCAGAACACGCCAATCCTTGAGCTACAAAATCAAAATGTTGGTCTAATCAAGGTTGCCGTTCCTGGTGTAACTGACACTTCAGTTGAAGCCGCTGGTGCTCAACTTGGCGATGGTCTTAATTATCAATTCCGGTATGAATTAGCATCCTCCGTTGTTACTGAAGAAGCAGCAGCTACTGCTAATGAAAGCACATACGGACGAAACAACTATGTCATTGCCGGTGTTTATCCAAGTTGGGGTTATGTGAATAATCCACAAACTAGTGGGCAATTACTTATCCCACTAATTGGAAAGATTCTTGGTTGGGAAGCACGGGTAGCAAATACCTACGGCGGTTATCACAAGCCCGCTGCTGGCGTCGATATCATCCTCTATGACGTTGTAACTCTTCCCACGGGTGATTCAGTACCCGATGAAGAATATTTGAATCCAAAGGGAATTCCGGTAATCAAGAACATAAATGGTAACTTCATTTATAGCGGAATGCGTACTCTCTCCATTGATCCAACTTGGACTTGGAAAGCACATCGAGAAATGATGAGCCATTACGAACACGTTCTACAAGAATCATTCGGCTGGATTGTCTTTGCTCTGAACAACACGGAAACAAGAGCACAAGCCGTATCCGCGATCTATAATTACTTCCAGCAAGAATACCGAAAAGGTACGCTGGATAATGATTATCCATTCAGCGAGGCTTGCGTAATTAAGATGGACAAGGATAACAATACTGCTTATGACAAGGAACATGGCGATCTAAATGTTGCAATTACACTCCGATTCGTAAATGCAATCGAGCGATTCATCATTACCATGAGTAAAGCTGGTATCTACGAAAGCTAAACACAAATAAGATAAGGAGAAATAAAAATGGCTAAAAAGTATTTCAAAGAAGGCGGTGGCGCGGGACTAA